CCAACCTCTGTCCTTGCGATGGTCAGTGCTCTTTGCGATGTAAACCCTGTGAACACGTCAGTGATTGCTTGGCGCAGGCTCTCAACTGTAAGGCCTTGCTGCTCTGCTTGCAACACTTGAGCCTGAACCGCTGCGATAGTTGTCTGCTCAATCTGTGTGATGTCTTGCGCGATAGATTCCTGTATGAATGCGTCAATTGCTGCTTCGGCAGGCATTACAGGAATTCCTTCGCGACATCCATCTGAAGTTTGCCCACTGCATCAAGCCACTCCTGCCTTGTTTCCTGGATAGCTGCAATAGGGTCCGCGCCTTCGTCAATCGCTTTGAGAACAGCATCACGCTGACTCTCCATAAGTGTCTTCATCGTTTCAAAGCCGACGCCTTGTGCGAGTTCTTCGCGCTGCTTGTCTACTGCACGCCACTCCATGTCGAAAGCGTGCGAGCTACGTGTATCTAATCGAACAGAACTCGACGCCGTTTGGGAAGGGGAGGGTTTTGGCGCCGAGCTCGGAGGGTTGCCAGACCAAGGTAGGTCTGCATTCGGTACGTCCTTCAAGCCTAGCTCGAAGCGACTGTTAAGTGATGCCACGGGAACGCCCATGTCCCATAAGTCTTTTGATGCTGCAACGCGATCCTTCACGTTGTCTTGTAGTGCAGCAATACGCGAAGTGTCAGGAACAATTTCCTCCCCGTCACGAAGCTCCTCTTGCAAGGAGTGCTGAAGACCCGCTTGCATCTTGCGAAGAAGCGGAAGGATTGTTTGCTCCCAGAAGATGCGCTGTGATGCGCTGAAATTGTTGAAAGTGCTTGATTCTTGTGCGCCAATCAACTGTGGCGGCACACCAAAGATCAGCATGATTTCATCACGGTTGAACTTGCGGCTATTCAAAAAGTCCATCTCAGCAGGCGTCATCCCTGTGCGGATGTAGTCTGCTTCAGCAGATAGGACGCCTGGTGTTCTTGCGTTTGCGCTGCCTGTGTACAGTTCCCGAATCTTTTCGCGTACTGTGTCCCATTGTGCAACAGCAAGGTCCTTGAACACAAAGATGCCGTCTAAGACGCCTCTGTTGTCCATCGCTGCTTTGTTGAAGTTCAGTTGTGCAACATCCGTATCCACTGCACGCGCAGCAGCTTCTAAAGGGCTGACACCTTGTAGCGGGTTCGCTGGATTGGGCAACAATAAATGAATGATTTCGTTTGGTAAGTATGATTCAACAGTAGAGCCTGAGGGGCCCTTGCGATCAAAGCGGCGTACCCATTCTCCTGCGGCAGTTCCTGCGACAGGGGCGGTCTTGTCTGGCGATAACGGCCACAGCTCAGTAGTCTTCCCGCCTACTGTTACTTTCCGCAGGTAAGCGTTTCCTGATAATTGTAGCCACGAAACAATCAGCTCGAAAAGCTGTTGGCGAGGAATGGATGGGTTGGGTCGGTTCAGTAACTGGGCGACGTGATGCCCTTCAATAGGGGCGCCGTCTTTATCCACAACCATCCATGGTACTGATGAAGCAGCTTGCTTGATTTCGTTAATTGCACGAAACACCCACCCACTGGATATGTACCCGTCTTTGGTTGCTTTCGCAACAGTAAACTTGGACCATACTGCTTGCTTAGTGGAAACGATCTGCGAGCTTGTTGCTTGCGCACTGCTTCGCTTGCTAAAAGGGAACACCTTATGCGCGTCCTATCATGATGGTCTTCTCCTGACAACGAATCCAGTTTAAGAACTGACTCACACTGTCCACTTGGTCATCATGCACAGAGTTCGGAAAAGATAAGAACTCTTGCATGAGGTCATGTAACCATGCTCCCTCCGTGGGTAAATACACGGATCCCGCTTCGATGGATGGCGCAACTGTGGCAAGGCGCGTCACTTTGTCAACTGTTGGCATGATAGCGATGACGGGTAAGGCGGTATCACGGTGCAAGTCCTGTATCAAACTGGTGCCGCTTGACTTGTCCTCTATCAAGATGACAGAAGGAGAATACTTCGCTGCTAATTGCATGACAGATCGCTTGAGATCGGGGTACTGTAGCCTTTCTCGGAAGACGTCTAGCAGATAGTACCCTGAAGCAGTCTCGGCCCATGTAGTGCAGACAGTAGGGTCGTTCAGCTCCTTGGCTTTCTGTGCTGTATCCCAAGACTGAACAATGCGGATGATGTGATCACTCGCAGGCGCCACTCCATATTCCTTGAACCAGTCTATTTTCACCATGCCGCCACCCAAGGGCGCCGGGCGTTGCTGGTATTGTGCCGCGTAACCATATGAACCGAGTGCTGTTTTCAGCTTCTGTGCTTCAGGTGGGCCCATGCGCTGTGGGTGTAGCAGTTCGCCCTCTTCGCGTGTTGTGCTCATGTCGCCGTATGTAATTGTCTGGCGTGATTCTGCCTCGTGCTGGATGCACAAGTGCTCCCAACCGCCTTCCTCTAGCAGGATGCCCGTCAAGTCGTTGGCGTGCAGGCGCTGCATAACAACAACCATCGAGCCGCCCTTTGGATTGTTCAAACGTGTGCTCCATGTTTGCCCGTGCCAATCGTTTGCTTTGTCGCGCTCTGTCTTGCTTGCTGCACGTATGGGGTCAATCGGGTCATCGGTGATAAGTATGTTGCCGCCCTTACCTGTAGCAGTTCCGCCCACTGATGTGGCAAAGCGGTGTCCTTGCTTGGTGGTTTCGTATTCTGCTTTGGTGTTCATGTCGTCTTTGATGATGGTTTCAGGAAATGCCATCTTGTACCAAGCACTCTCCATGATTAAGCGGCAATCAGCTGAGTGCTTTGTGGACAAGCTTGCAGAGTATGAAGCTGCCCCAATTTGTTGCGAAGGGTTCTGCCCGAGCACCCATGCAGGGAATGCAATAGTGACCGCAATGGACTTCATGAAGCGTGGCGGGATGTTGATGATCAAGCGGCTACACTCGCCGGAATGAATTGCTTCCAAGTAATATGCAATGGCGTCAATGTGCCAGTTGTGCGAGTAGCATGCACCTGGGTCGACAGTTTCAAAGGCTTTCTTGATGAATGCAGAGCATGATGAACGGAGCTGTCTTCGCTGCAATAGCTCCTGAGCTGCTCGTTGACTAGTCAGTTGACGATTCAATTGCTGTTCCTTGCATTGCGATTGCTTCCAACTCTGCGTCTGTTGCAGTAGCGGCAGTGAGCGGAGCCATAGTTACTTCGCGGGTCTCTGATTTCTGCCAGTGGTTCCTATCGCGCCGTTCTAACAGCGTGAGCCACATTTGCCATGAGTTGCCGCTGTTATCTGGTGTCAGCCCTTGGATCTTCTTCAGGGCACTAATTTGGAAGTCTGCTTCTGCTTCGAGCAGAGCAGTTTTGAATCTCGCATATGGCTCGAGGCGGAGTTGCTCTTCTTGCGTCTGCGCAATGCGCCAGCGGTCTGCAAGTTGCAGCCAGTCGTCAAACGTCCTGCGGTTGATGTGTAGTTTGTCACAACACTTGTGTCGGGGCAATCCTAAACGAGTCAGTTCACAGAATTGATCAACAAAGTCTTGCTCTTTACACTTGGGTCCAGTGATACACGTTCTTTTCATATCTGCATTGTTGCAGTTTCTGTCAGTGTCTGCAAGTTCCGCGCTCCTTGTGTAGTATATGTATGTAGATTTTTTTACTTTTTTTTCAAAAAAAAAAGCGGTTCCTGCGTATATCACGTATATTGCGTATATTTACCTTATACATTAACAACTTGCAAAGTGTACGTTCAAGCCCAAATATACGTTCAAGCGTATATTTCATGAGTAAGAAAAACCTTGCATGGTACGAATCGCTATAAGAACCCGTCGGTTGTGTATATGCACTCAAAACCACGTATATTTTTGAAACCGCGCCTTTTCAGCATAAGAAAGCCTTATGCAAAGCTTCTCATGTATAGATTTCCTTTATACTTTGGGGGACAACTTCCGCTTTTCAGCCGCTTCTTTCTTTTTATCAGCCGCAATCTCTGCGTTGGTGCGTCGCTTGCGCGGGTACAGCACGAACTGAAGGCATTCCCCGTTCAACCCACTCCTAGGCTCATCGTGATCAAGCAATCGAGCAAGCGTCTTCCCCCTGTCGCCACCGAACTTGAGCATTTCGCTCTTGTCAAAAGCACCTGCCTTCAAACCTGCTGCGAAGTCGCCTGGAAATAGCATCACGTCTCTTGCTACCTGTACACAAACAAACGCCCTGCCACCCGCGTTCACTCTGTCCTCAAGCCAAAGCACCTGCTCAGGCCGCAGTGTTACTCGCACGCCCGTCTTTTCTCGCTTCGGCCATTCTTGCAAGCACTTCGCTTCAACCCAAGTGTCCATTCCTTCATAGCAGAAGTTGATATCAGGTATGCCTAGCGAGCAGCCATCCTCTATCCTTTGCCACTGTAGCCCGCGCCTTTTGAGCTTTTGTTTCAGCCATTGCACCAACGATTTTTCACTTGCCATCTTCTTCTACTCCTTTTATTACATGCACCAGACCGCTGACACGCTGCCTGATTCTGTTTCTACGAAGCCCTGGCACGATAATCACTTCCATGCACTTGTGCCTCGACTTCATTGCCTTCTTGCTTGTGCCAGTACACGTCTTTCCACATTCTTCACAAATCCAAATTGCCATCGCCCGCTCCTGTAGCTGTTTTGTAGTTATAAGTAGGCCAAAACCCATCGCACTGCTCTCCAACGCCGTTAAACGTAGAATGCGCTTGAAACAGTGCCGGTTTCGTGCCACTGCTCTCATGTCGTTTGCACGAGCGTGCCACTGGACATCCTATTTTGCTGCACATTGCAATATCAGCCATCTGTTCTTTCCTTATAGACTTCGGGCAGCGGCATCCACGCCTCAAGCTCTTTTTCGTCAAAGTATTCGTGGCTGATAGATACGTCATTCCACTTGTTCTCGTACAGATCAACTTCAAGCAATGTTGCGCACCACTGTTGACTCGGTTCGTTCCAAACTGCGATAGACACCCATGGAAAGCCGAAGCATGCAAGTATCGTATCGCCACCTTTTGGTGCGGGGTCTGTTGTGTTCCACTTCATAGAACAGCTCCATTCACGTCGCGGGTCATGCTTCCACCCTCGGGAAGTTCGTTGCTCGCCAGTTGCTGTTTTGTGCTGTGTCAACCTTTGTCTTGCGCGGAGGCAACCCGTTGCGCTTGCGGTCACAGTCAATGCACGTTGAGCGATACCCATCCCGCTTGCTGTTGTCTTTGTAGAACGCTTTCTCCGGGCATGACCACGTCTTGCATGTGCAGCATTGCTTCTTCAATGTGTTCCCCTTGTTCTAAGCACGTCCTTGATGTACTCATCAGCCATTCTCTCGAGCTTTTGTTCGCTGCATCCATATTCAAAGTTGAAGCCCTGTGCTGACTTCATGAACCCTGCCACGAAAGCTCCGCGAGCTACGTCGCACAGTTGAGAAAGAAGCACTTTTAACATTTCTTTCTCCTCTTCATTCGGTTCTTCCATGTCCCTGCTCCTTGTTGCTGATCTCGCGTAATTCGCGTTCAAGCTTTGTGATCGCTTCTTCATGCCATTTGATGCGCTGCATGATGTACTCTTTTGTCATTTGTAACCTCGCACTCTGCTTTCAATAGCTCTTGCGAAGATATTGTAGTCGAATATAGCGTTATTATCGAACCATGCTTTTTCTATCTCTCTATCCGTAAGCTTTTTATGCTCTTGCTTACAATCATAAACTGAATTATCAGAACCCTCTTTACGAGAATGTTTTTTCATCCTTTCAATTTCAACCTGAACTTCTGGCATGAACTCGTTATTCACCAGCCTGCATGGATTGGCATGCAGCTTCTTAACAAGCCTTTCAGCGCATCTTACTATATGCTTATCACTCATTCGCACGACTCCCTTTCATTTAGAACCTCTGTGTCAAAGATATAACGCAGCCCGTCGTTATCCTCTGCATACACAATCTGTAGGAAATCATCACTCAATGTATAGAATGTTAATGTCTTGCCGTCAAGGTGTTCAGGCTTAAATGTTGCCCCTGACACTATCTCTTTGCTAAATACTGCATCACTCATCACTCTCTCCTGTTTTCTTAATTGCCGCAGCTAATTGGAAGACAGCATTCTTTTGTGTTGCTAGTGTGGCGTTAATAGCCAGCCATACAGCCATGTCGAATGCGCAACTTTGATTACTGTATATGAAATGCTTTTTAGGCAGGGTTTTGCTAGTACCCTGTGCTATGTCCATACCATCTAAACTGTGCCACTTATATTCAGGATACATAATCCTAGCTACTTTTAAGTTTAGTTCTACGTCTATCATTTCAGCCATTCAAACTTGACCTGCCTTATGCTTCACTTGTTCAGCGTAAAGCATCCATGCAGCCACACGCTGCTTTTTCTTGTCAACACGTTCCCTGTCAACTATGCCAACGCTGTCAAATTCCCCACATAGCATTTCCACCACTGCAACCAAGTTGTGATACTCCTTGACTAGGTCGTCCAAGTTTGACTTACCGCTTGCAGGGTTTATATTTAGTACGCCAAAACGCTGTGACTTACCCACAGCTTGTGAAATTTCACCAGCTTCCTCTCCAACACATGCTAATAAATGAGCAAGTCTATTCATCCCGTCCCCCTATAAACTCCAAGATAGCAATCAGTAAAGCTTCGCGTGATTCTGTTGCAAGAAACATCATTCTATAAAACTCGGTATCAGCTTGTTGCCCTATAAGCCTGTCTACCAGATTATTGCGATAGAAGTTTTGGCATTCAAGCCACTGCTCTGCGTTTGTAAGGGGATTGAATGTTCCTGGTGCATAGCATATTCCTAAGTAATCTTTACTTATAAAAGCGTCCCTGCCCATCGCACACGCAATCTTCTTGAATGCTTCTGCTTCATGGTCTTTTAAGAGTTGTTCAGCGTCCATTTTAATCACCTTATTCTTAAAGGTACTCATACACCCTCCCCTACTCTCCCTTAATCTCTAAGCATGCCGCGCCTACTGCTTCTTCGTATGTCTTGTCATACATGCGCACCCTGCCGACTGTTTTCTTTCCGTCTGTGCTTTCAGCTACGACACACCAAGTACCGTTCATGTCGGGTATGAAACCAACATGCTTTTCAACCCCAAGCTTCTTAACCACTGCTAGGCAATCAGCAGGGTTGGTGAATATGTCAAAGTGCCGATTGTGCAATGGACACCATGCGCCAACACCATCTTCAACCACTTGCATGCCATCCATCAGATTAGCGGCAGCAATGTTAGCCTTTAGTTTCTGTTCTTTAGTCATTATGTTCTCCGTAGATATTCAATCACTTCGTTAAGCATCTCCACTTTACCCTCAAGGAATAGTTGGTGGTCACTCATTGCGTGTGTTGAAAAATTGGCTTTAATATCCTCAAGCTCACTAATAATTTCAGCTATATCACGCAATTCCCCTCTACAATCAGAAATACCGTTTCCGTATTTATCCCAATCAACGTCCATTACTCTCTCCTGCTTTCTTTAATTGCTATAGCTAGAGCATGTTGTGGGCAGTCTTTAAACATGGCTAAAGAAAACGCAAGCAGCTCTGCTTCCAGGTCAAAGTCCATGGGGCGGACACTTTGTCTCAACGCTAAGTCAGTTGACATGGCCGCTCCCTTTGTAAATGTGCAGCGCAACAAGAATCAGCGCAAAAGACATGCTGAAGCCCATGAAAGAGATCAACAATTCCAAAACACTACTCCTTCTGGCAAGTCGTGCTGAGAATCAATCACGCACTCCATCTTTGCTCTCATCGCACCCACTCCACTGAATAGCGCGTTGCTTTATCGAAGTTCTCTGGGCATGGGTACTTGACGCCCTTGTCAATTACTTGAACACATTTGTTCTGGCTCGTGCTCATTTGCACAATAGGAACGTCCACAGCTCTGCGCGTCGTACTGGCTAGAACAAGGACTGCCAATACTGCCAATACTGCGATAATCGCAGCACTGCTGATCAAAGGTATCTCGAGCGTATCGTCAGAGGGCTTCATACTTCGCACCTCTTCCGGAGTTCAGAAAGCTTGCGAGCAGCTTCTTCTTCAGTGCTATTGACGAGCTCCGTCAACATCTTCGCCATGAATGAAGCCGCAATACTTACACCCTTCGGACTATAAGAAACGCCATTCAAGTCCATGATAGTTTCAACATCAATAATCACTTCTCTCTGTTTAGCTGATTCCATCTTTCAACTCCTTTAGAAATTTATTCACTTGGCGCTTGCGCCATTTGCTGTCCTGTTGCAAGAACTTCGAGCAAGCCTGAACTTCAGTCAAGCCCCACTGCTCGCGCCAGTAGTTTATTGCTGCTGCTTTCGCTTGGATACGCTTGTTTGTCATCAATTACTCCTTGACTGAAACGTCTGTTTGACGCTCGAACGTCAGCAAGCCGCCCGCCTTCGCAAGCACAGCCATCAAGCGACCTTCGATACCAATTTCTTTTGTGTCTGTGCTGTACGATGTTTTCACTTCGACATAGCGTGGAGCGAAAGGAAAGATGTCAAGCGACGCATGTATGCGGTCAATTTCCTTGCTCTTTTCCTGATAGCTCGAATACCACATGGCATCCTTCTTTTTTGACTCTTCAAGAGCTTTAGTCAACTCCTCGACTTGGAGGCGTAACGCTGCAATCTGTTCAGTCTTTGTTGGGGTGTCTTTTTTCATTGTTCTTCTCCTGTGTAAATTGATTCCAGTGCTGTTTCAGCAGATACCAAAGCAGCAAATCTCCATGACGCGATCACGCGCTGGCCCGTCTTGAAGGGTGCTGCTTCTTCGCGCACGTAACCAGCAAGCTTGACTATGTGCAAGCAGTCTTCAGCGCCTTCGTCAGCGTCTTCCTGCGATACGTCGCTGACTGCGACGAGCGCACCGAACTCCGCCATCTTGTGCCAGTCGATTACTTCCGGCATCAGCACGACTTTGTCGTTTCCTGCTTTCGTGAAGAATTTAGGCATCTAGGACCTCCATATATGCTTCGAACGTAGTGAGCAGTTCCATAGCGTCTTCAGAGCGTGTTGACTTGCGTTCGTAAACAGCAAGGAAGTCCACAAGGATCTTTTCTTGTGTGATGCCGTGCTCGTGAAGCTTTTTCACCATGTCTTCGAATGTGCCGTAGTTGCATATGAACTCAAATTGTGTGGATGTGGGTACGACTTCGGGATTTGATACTTCGCCAGCGCCGTTGCAAGTGCTGCAAGTTGCGTTTCCTGTTTCACCCATTCCGTGGCATTGGTAGCAAGTTGTTCCGTCGTGCATACCTTCGCCGCTTCCGTTGCAGTTGCAGCACAGCTCGCTGACTGTACCCGCACCGTCGCATTCTTCGCAGGGGATTAGGGCGCTTTTCGCGCCCATTGCTTCACCCTTCACGTTGAATTCGCAAGATGATAACTACTTGCGCTCCTGTGATTTGTTTTTGTTGTGTTACGCGAGCCCACATATCGCGCATGAATTTAGACTTGTGGTCGCGTGACAAGCTTGCATAGTCATGAGCGTTATCGAACTGATCTTGTGTGAGTGCTGCCATTTTAGTTTCCTTTTCAGTTTTTGATTTAGGCAACTGCTTGCCTATAGAGCGTATTATAGCGAGACAAACTATAAGCACAAGCTTTTTATTTTAGTCACGTAAAGCGTCACGAATCATCCGCACTGCTTCTTCGCGATCTATAGTCGAATCCAAGTGCCGCAGAAGCTCTTCGGCTGCAAGTGGCGCAAACTTCGCGCGGTAAGCACTGCTCACCTGTGTCTTACCTGTTTCCCAGTCGCTCACTTGTTCTTGCGTAGGAATATCCATGCGCGTTGCAAATTGTTCTTGCGTTAAGCATAGCTGGCATCGTGCTAGTTTTGTGATGTTCATTTGTTGCTCCTGTTCCGTGTATTATAGTGACGCCTACTATATAAGCAAGCGTCATGTCAAAGGTCTTGCAAGTGACCCCAGTCATCGCCGCGTTCTGCATCAGCGATCAGCGGCACTTTTGTTCCGAAGTCCTGCATAAGCTCAATCACTTTGTTGATAGCAGCCCAGCCCTCCTCGGTGTCCGGTACGCTCCAGTCAAGTTCATCGTGTACAGTAAGCAATGGCGCTCCAAGCACGTCGCAGACGCCTGACTCCCACACCTTAACCATTGCGAGTTTCATAATGTCAGCAGCACTGCCTTGAATAAGCGCATTCAATGCCTTGTGCGTTTTTGCACGCTTCACTCTGCCGTACGCTTCAACTGCTTGCTTGTAAGGCAGCGGAATAGCATCTGCGTCCCATTTAATAGACTCAAAGAGCGGAAACCTATGACGGCGCCCTGCATAGCTGAAAATATGACCGCGATGTGCGGCAGTAGTGGACGCAAGTTCTGCAAGTGCTTTCACAAAGGGTGCGCGTCCATGATACGTTGCGAACAACTCGGCGGAGTCACTTGCTGTGAGCCCAAGTTCTGCTGAAAGTTTTCTTTGCCCCATGCCGTATGCCAAGCCGAAGTTGATGTTCTTTGCTGTTTTCCTGTCAATGTTACACAGGTCCGCAACGGCTTGATGGAAGTCTGTTGTAGGATCGGCTTTGTAGAGCTCAACAGCTTCTTCCGCTTCAGGTCCTTTCGCATATTCCAAGAGCAAGCGATATTCAACCTGCGAATAATCTAGCTTGACCCATACTTCGCCAGGCTCCGGAACAAACAATCCACGAATCAACGGACCAAGCTCTGGATCCCTTGCAGGGATGTTCTGCAAGTTTGGGTTTGACGAACTGAAACGTCCTGAAACAGTGCCACCATCGTCGCTTCGTAAAGGATGGAACTCGCCGTGAATGCGTCCATTGTGGTTGTGCTTTGTTAAGTACCCGTCAACAAACGTGCCCAACATCTTTTCATACTTGCGCAAGTTCCTGATTGCTTCCCCAATAGGATGCCCACACTTTTCGAGCCAGCCCTTTGTGAAGCTTGGACGCTTTGTCTTAGCTGTGCGAGGGTACTCAACACCAACAGCATCGAACGCTCTCGCAATGTCGTCAGCAGAGTTTGGGTCAACGACTGTGCCGGCAGCTTCCGCCAACAGCTCTTTCGACTCCTCTATTCTGCCAGTCAGTGACGCATGTAGTTCAGCAACTTTCTCCGTGTTGATTCGGACGCCACGTTTGCGCATTGCAACAAGCATCAGAAGCAGCCTGTGCTCAAGATCCACAACAGGGCTGAGGTTTTGCGCGTTGATCTCCTGTAATTGTAGTTCGCGAATGCGTAAAGGCAAGTCAACATCGCCTTCAGCATAAGGGCCGACAAGCTCTACAGGCGATCGATAAATGTTTGCGCGTTGCTTCCCTGTAGCAGGCCCGCCAAACGATTCAGAGCACCACTCATACAACGCTTCGCTTGCTTTGTGCTCGTTCAAGTATTTCTTCGCTATGTTGTCCAGTGAATATGACTTTGCGTGTTCGTCCAGTAGTGCTTCCACCCATTGCACGTCAAAGAACGGACCCGTGACTTGCACGTCCATTGTTGTGAGCCAACCTACGTCATACATTAAGTTCGCGCCAACAATCACTGCATCAGTGTTGAGCACTTTGTTGAGCCAGCGTGCAACGCGCCCTTTCGGCAAATCACCTGCTCCGTGGTTGATAGGAAAGTACCAGCGTCGTCCATCATCTGCACCAATAGCAATTCCAAGAACATGCCCGTCGTTGTGCGCCCATCCTGGTCCTTTCTCTAGCAGGTGCGGATCATATGTTTCCAAATCCACTGCGATTGCTTTGCAGGCGGATAAGTCGGGCCATTCTTGAGGTGGAAGCCAGCCTGTAGCAGGTGTGGGCACAAACACGACTTCACGCGGTGCGTTGCTGCTTTTCTTTTGTCGTTCTGCGTCCTGCCAGAACATTCCTTTCATATCAGCGCGTGCCATGTTGCCACCTATTGAACGCTCTGCGCCATATGTAAGACCTGGTGAAGCTAATTACTGTGAAATAGCAAGTGATTAAGAATCCGTCTGTGTAACTGCTTGTCAAACCGAACAAAGGAACAGCTCCCCATTCCCATGCCGCCCAAGCGACAAAGAATCCAGAGATGTAGTTGAAGGAGACTTCGCACAAGCTTTGCTTTCTGCTTTGCATTAGATGACTCCTGCGATAACGCCTTCGACGTCGTTCCCTTTCCATAGTGCTGGAACTTGCTCGAAACTCGCGCTCGTTGCGCTCTCTAACACCAAAAGCAGCATCTTCGCATGGAACTTGCACTCTGCAAACGTGTATCCAGATATCTCCGCTGTAGTAGCACCGTCAGCAGTTGATATTCCGTCCTCGTTTAGCGCAACAACAGGGAAATTCGGATCTGGACAGAAAGCAGTCAGCCGCTTCACTTGCTTTGCAAAGCCCTCTGGCAGAGCGGGCAATCCGCTATAGTCGTCAGGCATGTACTCGCCCAGCTTGGGCCACGCACCTGTGCCAAGCTTTGTTTGCATCCATGCGCCGTTGCTCCAGAAGAAAGACAGTGTTGATTCTCCTATAGACATGCACTCAGGTGGCGTACCTATACGCAACAGCTCGTCAACAGCCCAAACAGGTAAGGACAAGTCAACGCCCATGTCCGGAGCGGGTGCTTTCGCAAGAATGATATTGTTTGTTGCGTAAGCGTAACCTTCAGAGAGTAGAACTCCACAAGACCACTGACGGGTTGCGTCAGTGCTGATGAAAGGCTTCAAGCTCCGAAGAGCGGTAAGAAGCTTCTTGTCAACTGCAACGCGCTCATCTGTTGCTTGTGCAGTGCGAGGGAACTCGACGTCAAGCATGGGCAGCTTCGCTTTGAAGCGCCCTGCAGAAATAGTCAACGACATCTCGTTGATTTCCAAGTTTGGTGAGCCGCTGCATGTGTCAACCGCTTTCAGAAACTTATCGGCGGGCACTACAATGTCGCCGGTAATTCCTGCGATAGGTGCGTCAAGCACAAGGCGCCCGTTTGAGCCCTGCACGCGCCCATCCGCGATGTGAAAGTGTGTCAGCACAGGAACAATATCTTTCTCACTCACTGCCCCATGTACAAATTTCAAAGATTCAAGCATATTATTCTCCTAGAAGTCAAAAAGTGAGCTAGTCGGCAAAGGCACTTTCGAAACGCTATTTACCCATTCAAGCGTTTCCAGCATGTTGAAAGCCATCCTTTCTCCATGTCCTTCGCTCAGTTCAGTAAGATTAAAGCCGTGATGTTCAGCACGTTCAGCGACGTAGTCCTTGAAGTGGCTTGAGACTGTTGAAATGTGCTTGCCCATGTCCTTCATTGCAGGCGACTCGCTTGAGACGCTGACAGGGACCAACTTGTCACCCGACATGACAGTGATGTTGCCCATCGCTCCTGCGAACACCCAAGAAGCTGAGTCCGCACTATACCAAGGAACGCCTTGCACCATGCGCCCGCCTGTTGTTGCAAGGCCGTGAGTCTTGCTGTTCGGGATCAGCTTGTGTACTTCAGCTGACCACGTCACCCTATTCTTCTCAGGTAAATCATTACGAGGACTGATGCAGATGTATTCTGCCATTCTAGCAACTTCAGCAAGGCGTTCCTTCGCTTCGTTTTGATGGAACACTGGCAGCACTCTGTCGCCGAACTCTTTGACTAATATCTCGAAGTTCCTGTCTGACTCTTCAATAGCAGCTTCAAGCTCCGCTGTACCAGCAGTTCTCCCCGGCGAACCAGGGATTCTGTCCAAGTTGATAAGCCAAATTGCCTTCAACTTGTCTTCGTACTGGTCAATGAACTTACCATACACGCGCATCAGTGCATCAAGATCAACAGAGTCACCTTTTGACCATGCTGTGAAAGCGCCCGAATCAAGTAGCATCTCACAATGACCTTCACGCCTTGATGCAAGCTCGCCCCATTTGAAACAATTCTTCACATAAGCACCGTGGCAAGATTGCAAGCGCCACGGGCACTCGTGAGCAATCCTGTCAAGCAGGTCACCCTTGAATGTTCCTATGCCTGAGAAGTAGTATTTCATTTCGAGGGCTTCACGTAAGATGCGGTTGGCCAGAAAGGGATACCACCACGCGGTGTGAATTGACCTTCAACTTCCATCCACAGTGGATCAATCAAGTCGACAAGGTCGTTCAAGATGCGGACAACACAGCTCTCGTGAAACTCGCCGAAGTTGCGGAAGCTGCCCAGGTACAGCTTCAATGATTTACTCTCAACGCATGATTGGTCTGGCTTGTAGTTGACGACGATTGTAGCGAAGTCCGGTTGCCCTGTTTTTGGGCACAAGCTTGTGAACTCAGGACAGACGATGTTCAGCTCCAGTGACGCTTTCGCAGGATTGCGGTCCGCTTGCGCGTGTGGGCTTGGAAAGCACTCAAGAAGCTGCTTGTCAGGGCCCTTGTGCTGGTAGTCCGTGTCAGCTGACTTTCCTAGTTCTTTCAGGTTTGTGTGTAGCTCTTTTGCCATTTGTTCTCTCCTATTTAATAAGCTGCATGAACTCGGCGCGAGTATCATGCTCTTCTTTGAGTGCGCCGCGTAAAGCTGACGTGATTGTTGATGCGCCTTGACGCTGTATCCCGCGTGACTCCATGCACAAGTGACGGCATTCGATAACAACACCCACACCCAGCGGGTTCAAGTGCTGCTCAATTGCGTCTGCGATTTGAGTAGTCAAGCGTTCCTGCACTTGCAAGCGTTTGGCAAATATGTCAACTAAGCGAGACAACTTGCTCAAGCCCACGATCTTACCGTTGGGGATGTATGCAACATGTGCAACACCGAAGAATGGTGCTAAGTGATGCTCGCAATGTGAATACACGGGTATCTCTTTCACAATAACCATCTCGTCAACCTTCTCAGCACCGTCTTCAAACACTTTAAGAACATCCTCAGGTGATTGCGTATAGCCAACGCTCCAGTTTTGCCAAGCTTTCAGCACGCGCTTAGGCGTCTCAAGCAACCCACCGCGTGTTGGGTCTTCCCCGATAAACTGTAGCAACCTGACAACGATGTCTTCAGCACTGCCTTCAACAGAACCTTCCCAAGGAAACACTAGCCATCCAAGTGATGGATCTTCTTGCTTGCTGTACAGTGCAAAGAAAGGCAAATCGTAGCGTGCGCGTGTTGCTCCTGAGTCTACAAGGTCATCAACGATAACATCCGCATCCTCTACGCGGTTTGCAACTTGGCATCCATGCCCAAGGAAATGCGCTACCAAGTAAGCAGCTGGCACGCCACCACGCGGCACGCCGTAGATTGCACAATGCTTGATGCCTAGCTTGCTAATTTGTTGAGCGACGAGGTGCGCTTTGCTTGCGACTTGCTCGTGTGTCAATACTGTTTTCATTCTTCATACTCCGTTGAATCTATAATGTCAGCGAACTCCATTGCTTCGAGCCGCTCCTGGCATGCGCCGCACTTGCCACAGGCTTTTTCGCGCCCGTTGTAGCACGTCCATGACTTCGAGTAATCAATGCCCAGTTTCTTGCCCAATGCTGCGATGTCACCCTTAGACATATCGATGAAGGGAGCACGGACCATCACAGGTTGGTAATTCGCAATCTGTGTGACCGTGCTCATCGCATCAACAAACTCTTTTCGGCAATCAGGGTAGATAGCATGATCGCCCGCATGCGCTCCGAAGTAAACCGCATCAGCGTTTATGCTCACAGCATAACCAACCGCAAGTGAGAGCATGATCATGTTCCTGTTTGGCACAACAGTTGACTTCATGCTGTCCTCTTCGTAATGCCCTTCAGGAATGTCAATGTCGGAAGTCAAGCTTGAGCCTTGCAGTAAAGCGTTGATAGACGTCACATCAACTACTTGGTGCTCGACCTCAAGTTCAGAACACACACGAGCAGCATAGTCAAGCTCTTTGCTGTGGCGTTGACCGTAGTTAAACGATATTGCAGCGACTTCAAGCCCTTCGTTGATTGCGCTGTGCAGCAATGTGAACGAGTCCATGCCGCCCGAGTAAATTATAACAGCCTTCTTCATAGCCCTTCTCCTTCATCGTAGAAGCTAGGCGATGCGTCTGCCCAGCTATTTGGGGTCTCATATAAGCGCACGCTCTCAAGTTGTAATTCCGTTCCAAACGCTATTTGGTAGTGAACATTCAGCATGTCAGCGGCCCATTGTGCTAAGTTTTCAGCAGTGGGGATGAAGTCTACCACAACTGTTTTGTGATCAACGCCCATGCAGCACAGCGCATCGCGGCAGTCGTCATCGCCGGCGTAAACAACGAAGGCATGGTCCAAGGGTTCAGCAAACTTTTCCTCCGCTATTCGTTTCACGTCTCCAAAGTCAATAACCATTCCGTCGTCGCTTTCGTTGCGGATGGGCTTGACAGGGCCCTTCAGTGTCACTTCTAAGACATATCTGTGCCCGTGCATGTTGCGGCATTTGCTCTTGTGCGAAGGCACGCGATGCCCAGCATCAAACTCAACTCTTTTTGTGATTTTCATTCAACTCTCCTTATTCTACTTCCATATATTTGTGCAGCTGAAGTCCTGCTCTATACCCATGCGTCAATGCAGCTTTCACCATTGCTTGAATATTCGCTTGGTTGATTGTCGGATGCTTCTCGTCGCAGGGCATGACATAAATGCGGTGCGCGTGTTTTGGGACAAAAGGCTTTCCTTTGGCACCGGTAGGGCAGCTCTTGGGCAACAGTGTTTCGGGGTCTTGCTCGCCTGCTTGGATAACATACTTCCAGTGGTTGCAGTGTCGCTCAATCTCGTGATGGACTTTCGGTGTTTTTGGGCAACAAACGATCGTCAGGTTGTCATGCTCAACTGGCAACATGGGCGGCCAAAGCGTGCCAGCTGTTTCAATTTGAACACGATAACCGCGTGCCAAGAGTAGTATGCACAGCGGCGTGATATTCTGGCGCAAAGGCTCTCCACCCGTGATCACAATTAAGCCCTTCGGTGCTGTTGACAGCTCTGCTTCAGCAAGAATTTGTCCTGTTGGTGTCAACGTGCGCTTTTCAAACTCGGTATCACACCAGCTGCATGCAAGGTTACACCCTGCAAGACGAATGAAGAACGCTCGCTCTCCTGCAAACGGGCCTTCCCCTTGTATTGTGTGGAACATGGAATTGACTTCTAAGTCCCTGCCATCGCGTGATGTGATAGACTTTTCTTTTTTGTTTTTACCGAACATAGAATAGATCTCCTACTTTGTAGATGTCCATTGGACCTTCTTTCCCTGCATATTTTGCGTTCTTCAAATCGCTCAAGTGCGTGCGAACCGTAGCGGGTGTTGAGTCGCTTGCAGTAGCAAGGTCCTCAACTGTGATCCCAAGGTCCTTGGACAGCATGCGGCGAACAGTTGCTTTGACGCTGAATTTCTTTGCTTGAGTTGTAGCCTGTCTCTTATACACTCTGACGCTGCCGACGAGCGATCTAGTGTAGATCTCGGTGGTCGCCGTATCATTAAAAAAAAAAAAAAAGATACACGTGTGCCTCAACACACACTGCTTCGTCTACAGACTCATCCTACCCACATCTCAAACAAATATAAACATACACACGATCATACGTTGAACCTGATACTCGCTCTGCACTATTCTGCACCGCTGAGCATAGCTCGATGTACTAGATAGTAGAGATG